TACCCGTAGGTTTATGTTAATATTTTCTCTTTCTCTGTTAGCTTCACATTTAATATTCAATTCTTCTATCAACCCTGTAGAAATACTCTTCTTAGGATTTACAGATAAAAGTTTATTCGTATTATATGCTGTTCTAAATGAACCTTTAGATGATGCTATATTCATACCTTCATGGAATGCTTGTTTAGTTATTTCACTAACAGCAAATACTATTAAGTTATGCTTAACGGCTACNTCCATGATAGCTTGAGATGCTTCTTCTATCTTCATATTAGAATCTCTTTGATTTGATCTNAATAAACCCATATGATCTATAACAATGATCTCTGGCTTTACTGGTAGTATAGATATTCTTTTTTCTAATTCATTTGCATAAGGAGTAGAATAGTCTACTGTTAACCATTTGAATCGTTTATCCATACCATTGTGCATTTGTTGATAATGCTCTTTTAGCTCTTCTTCACTCCATTTCATTTCTATCATAACAAATCTAGACCATATCTGTCTTGGAGACATTTCCATTTCAACAAAATATGTTGGTTTCTTAAATGCATTCATCCAATTCTGTAATAACATTGTCTTCATACTCTTCGGAGGTGCTTGTAGTATAACTACTTCACCAGGATATATAGGAAAGTCTTGACCTTTATATATATCTCCTAAATTAATAGGTTTAGAATCTGATCTTAGAAAATCTATTAAATGTGTTTCCATTGCTAAAGAATCCATAAGTGTTTGACTTTTCTTAGATTTATATAGCTTACAAGTATTTTTACAGTATTCATCCATTACAGGATCAGTACATCCATATCTATAACCTTGGCCATTATGTCCATCATAGCAATTAGATACAATACTATCCATTTCTTTTTTTGAGAATTCTGAATTTTTATTATCTACTTGTGCTCTCCANTTTTCCATTATTAATCTTACTGTTTCTTCTGGGTATAGCCATCTAAACCATGCAGCTAATCTTAATGCTACACTATGCCTTCTCCCCATAGGAGCAGAATTAACCATACTACTTATACATGGATAATTAACTGGATCAGGATTACGTCCTTGAGAAATAAACTCTGGTTTACTTTCTATTTTATTCTTTTCTCTAGATAATACATCAAATACTGGATTACATTCTAATATTGTATCATTTAACTCTCTTGGCATTTTAGAATATAATTTTATCTTCTCTTCTAAATCGTCCATTTCTAGCCAGTTTATTGGAAGTTGAACCTTATATAGCCTTGACTTGTTATTTAACGTATTTGGTACCCTTATGAGCCTTATTTTATCAGTTACTGCAGAGTCTGCATATTCAAATATTCCAGCCTTATTTAGTGCATCTTTTACATTGAGATGTAGATTTGAATCTGGTTTCCATCTAAATGCATCAGCTGGTATATTAAAATGAAATCCTGTACCGCTAAAATATAATTTGTATGGTATATCCATATCTGTTAATAATACCTTTAATCCTATTGATTTTTTTACTGCTTTATCAAAGGATGAACCATCTACATCTAATATAAATTCATTAGGCATATATAATAGTCCATCAAATCCAGCTAATGTATTATTTTTAGCAAAATATTCTTTTACATATTCATCATAATCATATAATGACATAAACGTATCACTATCTAGTCTATGCCAATTAGCTTCTTCTGAGGCTTCTTGAAAGTAATGCCTCTTACTTAAGCTAAATGCAAATTCTTTTATCATTTTTTTCTCCCTGTTAATTAATAGAGTGAGTAGTTAAGAAATGTTGTGCGATTCTTCTACTTTGGATGCCTGCTGGCAGAAACGTACCCACTCTATAATTATTTTATTAAAATGGCATATCTGCGGTTACATCTTTTTTGTTTGTAATACCAGCCATCTTTTGTACGTATTTAGTATAATAGTTATCAGCTTTACCTTTCCAATATTCTATATCACTATCAGTAAATTCTTCTACTATATTCTTAAATGGAACTGGTGCTATTTGACCTAGTACTTTTGAATATTCACCATCTTTATATAAGAATATATTAATTTCTTTACCTATTAAAGTTTCAGGTGAATCATCCATTTTGATCGTAATATTTCCGTCAGCTCCCTCTAATCCATCAGTTATACCAGCATTTGCAAAACGAAATACTTGTCCAATGGCAAACTCTTCTCCATTTTTCCCTATCTTTTCATAAATCCTCATATTGAATGATTCTGAATAGCCTTCAAAATATACATCTAAGAATTTAGAGTCATTCCATTCACCATATTCAGCACTAGATATTGTTACTTTATGCCATCCTGGTGAATAAGGACTATCACCATTACCTTTTCTAACTGTTAATGTTCTTGCCATGTTAAGCTCCTTGTTTTTGCATTTGTTGTTGATGTTGTTTACTCAAATTTGTACCTGTATTTGAATTACCGTCATCATCTTTTTGTGCTATACCAGCCATAGCTGATAAGCCATATCTTCTACCATAAGTAATTGCACCACCAACAGCTTGTATATCTTTCTTACCACCAAGTGGACATCTTACTTTAGTTTGAACCCATTCTCCAGACTCATGTAATAATCTTGTAGTTACAAAATATCCATTAGTACTGTCGAATTCAGTCCCTTGTATTACTGAGATCCCATGCTTAGATAAATGTGGGACAGAAGCTTCTATTACTGTGTGTAAGTCAGCATATGAACTATTAAAGAAAGGATTAGTACTTTTACTTGTAGCACCTTTCATTTCTCCCTGAGCTTTTGCTAAAGCAGCTGATAACTTACCTATTGTTTCTGATTTCCATTCATTTTCTTTGAGGGACGAAGTAGTTTCTGCCTGTTGAATAGGCATTGTTTCTTCAGTCATGTATTTACTCCTTTGTTAGATAGGAAAGAGGTAGAAATAACTACCTCTCATACCTATAATTTACTAATTAATGGTGTCTTTTCCAACAACATTATAGGAAAATTAAAAGAAAATTTCCTATTATATGGTTGTCCCATGATTAGTTTACGAACTGAGTTAGCTATAAATGAGCCACTCATATTAGAGCAATAACTTGTTGCTTTTGCATTACAAGGTTCAGTACTACCTTCCTCATCAGAATACCAATATTTCTTATATTTTGTGAGTGTTGGCTGATCAATAATATACTGCTGATAGTGTTCAGCTCCCATTCTCCCGTCTATAATATATTGAGGTTTAGCATCCTTGTATTTACATAAACATATTACTGCTTCTAATCTTGATTCCATGCTATCAAATCCTAGTATTGCAATATCTTTATCTCCTTGATATCTATAGTCTTTAAACATTGCATGTATTGTAGTAACTTGTACATTAGGATTGATATTTAATAGATGTTCTTTTAAAGCATCTACCTTGTTTTTACCTATATCACTATGATTAAATTGAGATACACCTATGTTAACACTCTCTACCTGATCATAATCATATAAATAAAAGTTATCACCACCCATCCTACATATCTGGACAGCTGCAGAGCTACCAATAGCTCCACAGCCCAGAATATGGAAGACAAACTGGTGAGTATTGTGTACTATACCAGAATATCTCGCATTTAACATACATTAAAGCTCGAATTCCAAGCATCTGCATCTAGTGCATCATCTAGTTCTGTCTCATCAATAAATTCTCCAGGTGTAGAGAACATTAATTGCTTTTCAAGTTTCTTTTCTGGTAATAGTATAATTTTTATACCAGTACATTGAGTATCTAAATCGACATTCATTTCTTTGACTTTTCTAGAATAATCACCATATGTTAATTCACCTGCTATTAGATTTCCATGTACTTTATCAATAAATCTATAAACTTGTGAATAAATAGGTTCTTTGGTAACTTTAGGATACAATGGATTATTTAGATTATCATCAAATAAATTACTTTGATTATGGTAACCTAAATGACTGTAATTATTAGAGTTATGTGTACCAATATATCCAACTTCTTTATTGCATAGCTCATTTACTTCATCTTCTATTTTCTTTGGAACATTTACTTCTTTAGTGAGTATATCAAGTTCTACATCTTCATGCACTTCTATAGGTTTCCATACAGATACTCTGAATTTATACTCTTCTTTAAGATTAACTACTAAAGCAAAGCTAAAGTCACCATCACTAAATTCATCTATAGTATTAGTATCAGTTCCACTCCAGAAAGCTCCCATTGTATGATGAGAATGCCACCAACAAAATCTAAAGTTAACTTTCTTATATTTCATTGCAGCTTTAGTATAATAAGCAGCTAGTTCTTCTTGATCTAAATGAGTATTACTAGCACTTATTCTTTGTTTCATAATAACTGGATCTTTTAACTCCCAATCACCATTTTTATCTTCAATCACTACCATCATGCCACCTATTTCACTCTTAAACTCTTTATAAGCAACTCTTGCGTAGTTCATTACTTTATTCCAAGCTTTATCTTGGATTGTAAACTCTATATTCATGATCTATCTCCTATGTTAATTGCACCACCATTCTCGGCAGCCCATCTTATTACCCGTTCTTCAAGCGTTTCATTGTTTTCTTGAATACGTCTATGACCTTCATCTACATCAGGTTCTCCATCTCTATCATATTCTTCTCTACCTATTTCAGCTTCTGCTTCCATATTTCTTTCATGCTCTAGTGCCATTCTTCTCGTTTCCATTTCAACATCTAAATCTATATCTGGAAGTGGAGCTAAGTCTTCTGGTTCAGGAGTTTCAATAGTTGTATCAATTTCACTATTATTTTCATTATATGCATCTGCTTCAGCTCTAACCATTTCAGCTTCTACAGCCCTATTCGTATCTTCCATTGCTGCTTGGTATTCGACTGCACGATCCAATTCATGATCAATCCTTCTGTAATCTTCTATTGCATCATCCATATCGCTTGTATCAGTAACCATATTCTCTGGTTGTTCTACTCCTTTAGATATAGTACGATACATCTCACAATCTTCTTTAAAGAAACAATCTATATCATCACAATAACCTGTATCATGCTCATCTAACTCTATATCATTATGTATATAATTATGCTTACAATCCAAAGAACTAGATATACTAGCTATATTTCTAAATTCAGTAGTATTATGAGGTAATCCAAAGAATGATTGACTTATACCATTTAANGGATGTGTTCTACCAGCATGGAAACAAGAATGCCAAGTCATTAGTGTAGCACATAATGATACTAAATCCATATTCTTTAAGAAAGTATCAACATTTTCTAGCAATTGACCTAAACATATATATGTAGAACTATTATCATCAATCATTGTAACATTATGATATCTTTTAGATATATAGGGATGACTTAAAGTATAATTAGGATTATTACAATCATATTCTGGATAATAAACACCCAAATATTTAATACCTCCATGATAACCACCATAACGATTACTATCATTAAAGAACGATGATAGTCTAAATGCTTCATTTTCTATTACTATAGAATTATGACTACATAAAGAATATACAAGTGCATCTAATCCAGTAGTGAACCATAGATCTACTCCTCCTATATCAATAGGATAAGGAGTGCTTCCAATAAATATATTCATTTTACCTGGAGGTAATGATACTTTAATAGTAAAAAAAACTTTTCCATTTTCATTTGTTAATATTCTTGCATTAACATGAATATGTGCAGCATTAAATTGATTGTTAGCTTCTTCCAATTGAGATTCTAGTCTATTTTTAAAGATATTTATTTTATCTTCTAATATACCAGTATTATCTTGAAATACAGCTCCTTCTCTTCTATTTGTAGCCATTTTATTATCAATATCATTCAATAATCTCTTGAATTGATCGTATTTCCATTGCTTTTCATCAATTTTATTAAAATATGTTGATATTTTTCTATTCATATGAGGTTCTAAATAATCCTGAGCCATCCATTCTTTAATCTGAAGTTTATATCCTGGACTCCACCTATATGTTTTAGTAGCTCTTAGTGTTAATCCGTATCTAGCATTAACTTGTTCTATTAGCCCTAATATTGTTCTTTGTGGTCCCAATAATAGCCTTTCAGATAGATCAGCAATATTTGGTAACCAATTCCCTGCTGTCGTTATTGTTGTAAATCTCATAATCTCCCTTTCTGCATGTTAAGCATTTAATTCTTGGTAATTTATAAGAACATAATTCACTATATTTCATAATTGATATTTTATTTGGTTGGTCGTAAGCATTTTCCCAAACTTTATTACATTTAATACAAAATCTTAGTGTATGTCCATCTAATATTGATATATATCTATTCATCATCTCTCCCTGGTTCATAATAATCCATAAAATCACGTTTAGTTAGTGTAGTTTCACAGGTTGGGCACCACATTATAGGAATTGAATCTGGTCCTGTACCTAAATTGCCTGCTTCACCTTCTTCTAAATAATCTTTACCACATTCTGGACATAAATATCCATTTTGATCTGGTATCAACATGTTACTCTCCCCTTTTAGCTATTAAAATCCAAATGTTTATCAATTATTTTACCTAATTCATCTGATAATACTAATTTTTGAGCTAATAACTCATTTTTTGTAGTATTTTCTGTAATATGTAGCATAGATATTCTTAATTTTGTTAAATCATGTTTTAATACGGTTAAATTAATTCTACTTGCCATGTTCATTCTCCTATATTTTATGATGGTGAGAGACTAATCAATTATAGCTTTGGTACGTCTAAGCCTAATCTTGATATCACCTGTTGTGTGCAATATCCCCCAATAACTGATCAATCTCTCAAGAATTCACTAATGCGTAGTCAGCTATTCTTTGTCTCCACCAGTTTTATCATTATGTACTGCAGCTACAAGATCACCATCATTTATTGGATAGCTATCATTTCTATTTGAGCCTCCAACAGATACAGTTGATCCTGTAGGTATATCTTGTTCTCTTTTTAGATCACCTACAGTTGTTGATGTTACAGTGCAGTCTACAAAACCACCACCTTCTAGTATTTTTATATCAGGCATTGTTCTTACTCCCTTCGTTGTTATTGTTATTAGCTAATTCTTCACCAACCTTTCGTATACTAAATATTCCATATACTTCTGCTCGATTGGCCTTTCCTGTATGATTGACTATAGCATCCACATAACCATCACGGTATGCTCTCGCTTCTATCTCCGTATCAAGAGGACAAAGGGGATGGTCAATAACCTTCCCCTCCTCCTTTAGGGAGATGAACACGACGTAAGCCGCATCACTCATAATTATTAAACTTAGTTCTATTAACATTCTGTTTAAGCTTAGCAATTTCATGTGCTCTTATAATGTCATAAAACTGAACAGTTGTTTTTAAGAGAGGATTCATATCTATCACTACCTTTCTTAATACTCCAACTATATTAGTTACTGTCTTTGTTTGCATGATTGTTTCATCTAGGTGCATTCTTTTTCTCCCTGTTTAGTTAAATTCTTTGGGGGACAATGTTAAATCAATTAGGCTGGTAATTTGAGCGCCACCAGTTTAGTTACCTTTTGATCTAAAGCCCCCCCGTGCACATAGTCCATACCTATTGTATATTTCACCAATAGTTGGACTTAAGTCTTAATTTATTAAAAGGTTATACAGCTAACTCACAATGCGTCCATTGTTTCAGCTCCTACTCCTAGTTAATCTACATTGAAAAGATTAACACCATCTTACCCTCACCTTTTAATTGTAAGTCTTAGCATACTTTATGACTTGAGCCGATGCATCGTTTCAATTTAGCTTCGCCCTTCCGTATGCTAGGGAAGATTGTTAGTTTACTAGGGGGCTTGACCATCGTTAGTAAGCACATCTACTTACCTCAGGATATTTAATATAGATTGAACATTTCTATAACTTACTCGCCTGTCAATATCCCCCCAATTTAAAAGAGAGAGACCACGCTTAAGCCATAGGGTATGGTTATTCATCAAGGCCGTAGCTATTAACGGATGGTGGTTTTAGCCGTAAACTCTCTCTAATTATAGAAGTCTAGTCGATCGATTGATTAGTTAATACTTCTACTTCTTCTTTATAGTTTGTAGTATATAGATTATTATTCCATTTAAAAGTCTGGCCAGGACCTAGGTGAGCCCTGGCCTTTCTGAACGCCTCCTCGAAGGTTGGATCATCATGCACCACGCTAAAATATTTAGGACCCATGTCTTTCCATAGGTTAGGATGTTTTTGTTTCATTCTCTCCAATTTATCATTTGTGGGCATAACTTCTTCTTCTAATGGTATGATAATTTCCATTGATCCGATGGCCTCTTCATAAGTACCACCATTACATATTTCAATACATTCAGCACAATCTATATCATTTTCAATATATACAGTATCAGTGTTAGTTACTACATCTGGTACTAATACAGTATACATAAATAACCATATAGGTGTAGATAACACAACTATTATCATATAGTTTAATGTTTTGTTCATCTTGTTCTCCCTTTTCTTAGTTCATTTCTTTTAGAGTTTCTAGTTATTTGACTAGCTGTTCTACCTTTCACACTAAGCTCTTCATTAAGCTTGCGTCTTCTTTGTTTCTTCGATTTAGCTGATCTATTTGGCATGGTTTCTCCTTTTAGTCTTATATTTATCAGGAATCCTCAATCCAAATACTGCAACACAATAATTACAATTATTATCGTGATCTTTAGGCTGCTTATGTCCTTTAATACATTCGTTCATGTTATTCTCCCTATTATAAGTTTTCCATATCTTCAAAATCTTGAAGCTTGTATCTTTCACCTTTGTCTCTTTCATCTATATGTGGTTTCCTCATGTCAAGGTAATTAGTAACAATAGACTTAATATGCATACCAGTACTCCTGAAATGTTTCTCAGCATCTTCTACCAATCTATCTCTGAACTTCTTAGTTACTTTTACTTGTATAACGTGTATCTTATTTTCTTCCTTTTGCTTCATAGCGTAATCATATGCTTCTTCAAATGGCATTGTGCCATCATGTTCTTCACTCATGTTATTCTCCCTATTATTTAAGTCTTCTTAGTTATACCATCTCATCTCTTGCCTTTTTCTCTTGATAAAGATATCCAATTACACTTCTATATTGTATATTTAATAGTTTAGCTTCGATACAATCTATTTTAGCCTTTAATCTATTTATCTCATCACGACATTCATTGAGCTCATTTTTACTCTGAATACTATGTTCTAATGTTGATAAATCATTTATAGCTTCAGCAAGTTCTTCATATAATTTATACATCACTTATCTCCCTTCTTGATTAAATCTTTAGCCTTCATTACTATAGGCTTAAACCTACCTCTTTCTACTGCTCTTCTAATACCAAGCCTTGACTTTAAATCTTCAAAGCTTTCATAGTATTTTCCAAATCTTTTAACTTTAGCCATGTTATTCTCCCTTTTATTTTATTAATTCTTTAAACATTATAAATGGCCAGAAGAATGATCTTGCCACTTCTGGAGCATGTATTATAATACCAATACTAACATATAAGAATATAAACCACAAACTCCAATATGTTCTGAAATCTCTTGGTAATAACCAATCTAATATCTTATCTATCATCTTTAGTACTCTCTAACTCATCAATCTTTTTATATAGTCTATCAACAAAGCCTTTTGATGTTTTAATAGGCTCAAGGGCTTTTAGTATGTTCTTACCCTTATTAGTTAATTTATAGCGTTTATTAGACATGTCTATCAGTCCTCTCTCTTTGTTTGTGAAATATAAGTGTACTAATATATAAATGAAAAGGGACAGTAGTTATACCATCCCTTATACATATTACCAAATAGTTTCAATAGCTTGTACAGATTCTTTAGTAACATTCAGTTTCTTCATAGTTACAGCAGCTTCTTTACCTAGAGCTTTCCATCCTTTACGGTAGCATGTTGCTATCAATCTCTGAAAGTATGCAGTTACAACTTTTCTTTTAGGTTTAAGTTCATATCCCTCATTCCTAGTAGCAGGATACATAACAACTTCAGCCTCTGAACATATATCAGCTAGCGTTGATTTCGCCTCATCTTCTGTTAATGGCTCTTCATACATTATCATGATACTATCTCCTTTTATTATTAATTAATTAACGACTAAAATCCACAAATAACATAAAATCAAAAATAACTAAATTGCATTTGCAAAAAACCCTTTTCAAGGGGTATGGGTATGTTGAAACACCACATATTGAAATGCTACAATTTTTGAAAGTTAACCTTTTGGATTAGCGATTGCGATTAAAAAGGGGGACCTCTTATTTTTCTAAGTTCTTATTTTTCAGCTACTTACATTATTAAAATAAATCTTGATTATTAATTATAATCTTAGTAAACTAGTGGGACTTAATTGTAGAACAAATATAGGAGGTTATCATGGCTAAGAAAACATACTTGCTTACTATAGAGTATGATAGCGATACTGATACTATAGAGTATCTACAAGAAGAAATTTTAGAGAATGATGAGAGTGAAGTTAAATCACTTGGATCATTTGATTTAGAGACTAGGTTTGATAAGGATGTGCTAGATTACATAAGGAAGCATTATATAGTAGGGGAAACTTAATAAAGCCCTTCGGGCTTTGCTGCTACGCAGCGTCTTACTCGCTTCGCTCGCGCATGATCATTCTAGAGGTAAATAACTAATATAGGAGAAAGTACGTATGGCATCAACTATTTCAGCGGCAACGTTGACAGTTAAGTTAACTGAGAATATCATATTAAATGGTATACAGCAAGGTGGAACTAATACTAAGACTTTTGCTTCAATCAATGAGATAAGTAAGAGGATAATGACTATTACAACTAATGAATCTACAGTAGCTACATTTAGTGGAGCCGTTGCTTCAGCTGGACACTTTAATGATTCTGCTGTGAAATACATGAGATTTACTAATTATGATGATACAAATTTTATTACATTAACATTTAGAAACCAAGATAATGATGAAGTCGCTATTAAAATTGATGCAGGGCAGTCTTTTATATGGAATTCTGATAATGATGGTGGGGCAGTAGCTATATTTAATGCAACTGAAGATGCTGATGCTGCTTCTGATACAGCTTTGGGAAGTTTAACAAATGTTCAAGCTGATGCAAGTTCAGGTACATGTGATTTAGAAGTCTTTATAGCAAGTACATAATGATAAAAGATTTACAATTAGCTGATTCTTTAGGTAAAATGGATTCTGCTTTAGTTGAATTGCAATATAAAGTGGAGTTATTAGAAGAAGCAATAGCAAAATTAAATGCAGTTAAAATAGAAGGAGAGAATAATGCCTAGTTTAGATGGATATTCACTAAATGAAAAGATGGATAAAAATACTAATAGAATAGATGCTGAAATTAAAGAGTTAAGAGATAAGGTTGAAACTGAATTAAGTGCTATAAATATTAGATTCAATGAATTACAATCTTATATTAAGACTATAAAGCCAGCGAAGGAGAAAGAATGCCAGGGAAAAAAGCCTGCGGTAGCCTCAAAGGCCAAGCAAAAAAAGACTGCTTAGCATATAGGGATAAATACGCTAAAAAAACTAAACCAATTAGTAAAAAAGGAGTATAATGGCTAATAAGAAACCGCCAAAAGGACAACATGTTTGACCATATAATAAAAAAGCTCACCCCGTTGGGGAAAAGCATCATATAACAGGTAAGGCAGCTAAGAAGTTGAATATCCCTAGTGGGTCAAAAGTTCATGGAGATGAAACTAATAGTATATATTATAGATTCCAAAAAACAAAATATAAAAAGGGGAAGTAATATAATGAAGGTGGAGACGACCCGTGCATATCGAGCAGTTAATATTGACATGGTTATTTGCCTATGTGATGAACAACCTTCCAGAACCAGAGAAAGTTCCGTGTCCTACCTATTGTGAGGTAGATCACGATTGTGTTATGAGAGTATATAAAACAAATCGGGTAGAGCATAAAGTTTATGACCCAGATGATACCTTACCAGACAGTCTGATTATACAGGCTAATTGGCGAGAAGGCCAAGTGGGTGATTGGGTTAAAGCAGATGATGATTGCATTATTCAAATTCTAAGAAGAGGTAAGATGCTTAGGAGGATGGGTAAGAATAAAATTAGGGAGTATGTGGGAACATGTACAGGAACTTTTCCAGCAACGGATTCTGTAAAGATGGATACAAGTAGGAGAGAAGACATCTACTCATTTGGCGGACGAAGAATACAAGATAGAGTTGCTGATAAAAAGAATCTTAGTAAATGCGAAGAATATTTTGTAACTTTATTATCATCTGGAATAAGTCCAGAAGAAGCTTATCTAAAAGCTTTTCCTACTAATAATAGGGGGTATGCATTTGAGAAGGCAGGAACATTAGTTAAAACGGAGAGGGTAAAAACAGCTATGAAAGAAGAACTTAAGCCAGTTTTAGAAGAGTTGGATATTGACGAGCGGTTTGTACTGAAAACAATCAAGGAGGTAATCTCTAGATCCGATAAAGATGAGACAAGATTGAAAGCCCTTTTTAAACTGGCTGATATTATGGACCTTGAGGATAAAAGTAGTACGAAGGTAACACAAGTTACTGGAGCACTATTCCAAGGATTTACTAATAAAGAATTAGAGGTGGCCGAAAGGCCAAAGGAGATAGGAGAATAAATGGCAGGAGGAGGAACAAGTACACCAGGTAACTGGGGCGGAGGAGGCGCTAGAAGTTCATCAAGTCGCTCAAAAGTAGGGTCTGTTGGGCGTGGCTTTGCTGGTACTAGAGGATTCACTGATAGGCTTAAAAGCGCATCTGGTAGAGCATTACAAGGATCGCAAACATCAAATATTCCTTATAGGGGAGAAGAAGATCTATATAGTATGGTAGGAAGACTTATTGGTGGCGGAATGACTCCGCTTTCTGCCACTATGGATGCTGGACCAGGTGGTAATTATAATCCTCCTGGCGCTGGTGGAATGGGTTCAGAATTTCAAGGATATGGAACAGCAGACCCATTTAGTGGTATGGGAATATTCGGTGGTCCATCTGGATCTGGTGATTTAGGTCAGCAAGGATATGGAACAGAGCCTGGTTATGGCTATGGAGGATTTGCAGATGTACATGGTAAAGTTTCTTGGGAAGGTTTTGATGATGTTGGAATAGGTGGTAGTAGAATTGGTGACCCAATTGACCCAGGAGGTCCAGGATCAGGTCAATCTGGTTTAGGTGAAGGATATATGCAAGAGGATTATTCTCCATTCACACCAGGTTCTATATCAAGACCTCCTTCAAGGCTGCCTATAACTGGTGGCGCTTCTTATCCTCCTGGGAAATTTCCTTCTAAAAGATTACCTATTAGTGCATATCTATCTCCACCAGGAAGTAAACCATGGAATCCTTATGAACATGGGCCACCTGCTGGGGCAGGATATGATCCATTAGGTGAAGGTGATTGGGCTGATATAATGGGCAATCCATTTGCTGGAGAATTTGGTCCACAAGATTTTTATCCAGATATGCCAACAAATCCTATGCTTCAAGAAGGAAGAAAAGAAAGTATCTGTCTTCCAGGTGATCCTAATTGTAGGTAATGAATCCAACTGCAATTATTAAAGCTCCTAAAAAATTTAAAGTTGAAACACCAATCGGTTCATTAGAAAGTGACAGTGGTAATCATATGGTGGATGTCTTTTCAGTTGTTATAGTAATTGTAGTACTTTATTTAGGTAAACATTTATTTAAGAAGTATATAAAATAATGCCTGATAGGATAGATAGAAGAGCATTTGATTATATGACCGAAGCTACTGCTGATAAAACAGCAGTTAATTTATTGGATAAACCAGACAGGATAACTTCTGATGATGTACATAATACTCTTATGGCTGCTGGCTTTACTCCTGGTTTAGGAAACGTAGCTGATGCTATAGATGCTGTTATGTATGCTGCAGAAGGTGAGTTTGGTAGTGCAGGTTTATCTGCTGCTGCTATGGTTCCATTTATAGGCCAATGGGTCTCTGGCAAAAGAGCATTAAAAGCTGCTAAGAAATCTGGAGAAGAGATAGTTACTTTATATAGAGGTACTGATAAATGGCATAAAGGTACTATGGTTAAAGATGGTAGATTTGTTGGTGGTAAAAATAGTCTATGGGTAACAGAAAATAAAGATTATGCTAAAAATATTTCACAGGTTGAAGGAGGGATATTATTAGAATTTAATGTTCCAAAGTCATTCTTTGAAAAAGAGTTCACTTATGCTTTGGGATCGAAAAAGGTAAAAACAGGGGAATTTAAACAAGGATTACCTAAAGAATTTTTAAAAAAAGTGCATAAATAATGTCTAATATAATTTTAAATAATGTCTCTGATATGGAAGAACAGTTATTGATGGCAAAGAATGATTTAATAGCATTCGGGAAGTTATTTTTACCAGACGATTTTATGCGGAGTGAAACTCCGTTTTTTCATTATGAAGTGGCAGATATGCTAAATGATTTAAGTAAAAGACAATTAGCTGTTATATTACCTAGAGGTCATGGTAAGACGGTATTGACTAAGTGCTCTATATTGCATGATTTTGTTTTCACTGAGGAACCATTGTTCTATGGATGGGTAGCTGCATCTAGTAAAATATCTGTACCAAATTTAGATTATGTAAAATATCACTTAGAATATAATGACAGATTCACATATTATTTTGGTGACCTTAAAGGAAGGAAGTGGACAGAAGATGATATCGAACTTAAGAACGGCTGTAAGCTCATTAGTAAATCCAATTTGTCAGGAATTAGGGGAGGAGCTAAACTCCACAAACGATACGATCTTATCGTGCTTGACGATTTTGAAGACGAAAACAATACCGTTACGCCTGAGTCTAGAAGTAAAATTGCCAATCTTGTTACGGCTGTTGTATTCCCTGCTCTCGAACCTAGTACTGGCCGTTTACGTATCAATGGTACTCCCGTTCATTTTGATGCTTTTATTACTAATATCCTTAATGGATATAATAAGGCAAAAAAATTAAGTGACAAATATAGTTGGGATGTTGTAACTTACAAGGCATTACAGCCTGACGGAACTCCACTTTGGCCTGCTTGGTTTGGTCAAAAGGAGATGGAGAGAAAGAAAAAGTTTTATGCNGATAGTGGGCANCCTCAGAAATTCTATCAAGAATATATGATGGAAGTTCAGAATG